AAAGAAAATGGCAGTTGGCTTTACCTGATTGACCTAGAACACGCATTACGCGTCGCTGGCATTCGCATCAAAGGAGAATGAGATGACCACTTTTACAAAAGAGCAGTTAATCAGTCATGTTAGTGAAAATGTAAAGGCGATGAAATTGCAGTAAAACAGACAGCATTCAAAAATTCTCTCGAGGCAATTGAGTTGGATTTAGCACTGGCCCTTGTTGCTCAGGCTTCGCTGGAAGCAGAGCCCGTGCTTTATATGAATCGATTTACCGGAAAGACATTCTCACTGGAAGAGCAACCCGGTGCTGATAAGGAACCGGAAATATACGTGCCGCTATATGCTGCCCCGCCAGACAGCGCCGCCATGCTTCAGGCTGGAAACTTTCGGGAAAAGAAGGGTTCGTCAACCAATAATTTTCGGGAAATCTCGGAAACGTCAACCAACTATCCGGTAACTCTGGATGGTTGGATAAGCTGTAGTGAGCGAATGCCGGATGACGGTCAGCACGTAATTATTTTATGTGATGGCGCATTCGTTCTTTATGCGCAATATCGAGACGGAGAGTTTTTCGATATTGTCCGCAATGGTGATGAATTTTTCGAAACACAGAGTCGCAATGTAACCGACTGGATGCCGCTACCAGAACCGCCGCAGGAGGTGAGTTAATGAGTTGGCCTGATGCATTTGCAATTGTGGGGATAACAATGGCGATCGCGATTATTGTATACTCAATTTGCCGTTGGTTATAAACATCTGGCTGGAATGTATACAAAAGGAGGGAATATGTCGGATGATATTTTGCTGGCAATGGAAGGCGCGCTGGCCGTTGTGGCTGTTATGGCGATTTATTGTCTGGTTGTGTTTTTGATTGATCGTCGCGGTGGTTAATTTGTGTCGATATGGGAATTCCCATATCGGGTGAAAACGGTTTGCTGTAAAGCGAGAGTTAAGTAGAATTGCTGCGGGTGCTTGAGGCTGTCTGCCTCGGGCATGCCACCGTAAGGCAGACAGAGAAAAGCCCCAGTTAGCATTACGCGTCCTGCAAGACGCTTAACATTAATCTGAGGCATATGGGGGCGGATGAAAGAATTAAATAAATTCAGAGTGATAGACCTCTTTTGTGGGGCAGGTGGATTATCTTATGGTTTTCTTCATGGAGAGATGTCTGACCACTTTGAAAGTATCCTTGCTATTGATAATAATGCTGCAGCTATAAATACCTACAATGCCAATTTTGGTTTGCATGGAGTTCAGGCAAATATTGAGGAGTGGACATCCAGTAATGCTGTTCCTGAGGCTGATGTGGTCATAGGTGGCCCCCCGTGTCAAGGATTCAGCTTATTGAATAAGAATCGTTATGGTGATCACCGAAGAGCATTGTGGGAGCCTTATATGGATATCATTGAGCGTTCAAGGGCTTGCATGTTCGTCATGGAAAATGTCCCTGGATTGCTGATAAGCGATGAGTTTGCGGACATTACGTTTAGAGCTGAATCCATGGGCTTTATTCTGCTTAATCCAATGGTGTTGAATACTGCTGACTATGGAGTACCTCAGACAAGAAAACGAACGATAGCAATCGGTATCAAACGAGAACTCTTTGATGTGCATAGTATTCCGGCGTTCCCGCCAGCACCAACGCATCGTTCCCCTGATAAGGATGTCGCTTTGCCAGAATGGGTCTGTACGCGTGATGCAATTGGTGACTTGCCAGCTCCTGTTGGAACTGATATTCGTAATGAACTTCCTCCGCTGAACTTACATTTTGGGCGTAATCCCACACCTGTTTCTCTGGAGCGATATAAAGCGGTTCCACCAGGAGGTAACCGTTTCGATTTACAGAAAAAAAGACCTGATATAACCCCGGCGTGTTGGCTAAAAAAGAAATCTGGAGGGACCGATTTGTTTGGGCGTCTGTGGTGGGACAGACCTTCAGTAACGATTCGTACTGAGTTTTTCAAACCGGAGAAAGGGCGATATTTGCATCCGGAAGAGGATCGGCCAATAACTCATCGTGAGGCAGCGAGATTAATGTCTTTTCCTGATAATTTCATTTTTACCGGTTCAAAAACTGAGATTGCAAAGCAGATCGGGAATGCTGTTCCACCGCTATTTGCGGCAAAAATCGCACAATATGTGTATGGAGTTTTGCAGGGACGGCATAAGAATAAAATCAGTAAGAATAGTCAAGCAGCCTGAAGGAAATCCGGAAATGAATGGAGATTTGGTTGACAGCATAGTTGGTTTTGCTGAAGCCAGAAAGGAGTTTCATGCCCAATTGTTACTGAATACGCTCACAATTAATACTGCCGGAGTTGTTAGTAATGCAGATAGCAGTAACAAAAACAGTAAAGCTATAGCAAGAGAAATTGCTCGCTTCTTGCAGGCTGAAACGATTGGTGAACGTGTTGCAGGGCAAACATCTGGTAATCAGTTCGAGAGTATCTGCGCAGAGTTTATAAAAAAACCTTTTTTAAACTCAGCCACTTACGTCCTGGAAAATGGAATGTACATCAGGTTTCTGGGAGAAACAGATTAGAGATAGCTAAATATGAACAATATGCCCATCTTATAGCATTGGATAGTGCTGCAAAAAGTAACCCTCAGCTGGCTGCTGCACTAGGGAGTGATTATACGATTTCACCAGATATTGTTGTTGAAAGAGAACCTGAATGCGATCAAGTTATCAACAGTCCTGAATTACTGGTGGATGACTCTGTTACCCGCATGTCAGCTCTCAGGAGTTCGAATGGTGGGAAACCGATATTACACGCAAGTATTTCCTGCAAATGGACAATAAGAAGCGACCGGGCCCAGAATGCTCGTTCTGAGGCATTAAACCTTATTCGCAACCGTAAGGGAAATCTGCCTCATGTAATGGTTGTTACTGCTGAGCCTACTCCAAGTCGTCTGGCGTCCATTGCTCTTGGTACTGGTGACATAGATTGCGTGTATCATTTTGCGCTTTATGAGCTTATATCAGCGGTTGAAATACTGGGGCTCAGCGATGCAGCTGACATGCTTTCCGTGATGGTTAATGGTAAAAGATTAAAGGATATTTCTGATCTTCCCTTGGATCTTGCAGTCTGACATCTCTATCTTTATATGAATAGAGTCTGTCATATTTTAACTGCCATGGCATGTCATTGCCTTCAGTACATTTTTACTAACCCGCTTCGGCGGGTTTTGTTTTTTCTTGGCATTCTGGTTTACAATTCGCATGTCAGCCTGAACAACTGACACCTGCTGCGCCAGCAGAGAAAGCCAATGGCGCAAAAAACCAAATTACACAATTCTGATACCGACCTTGCTATCCGGCACGGGCGGCGATCGCACGTATTTAAAACCGACTGGTACCAACACCCTCCATGCACTGAAGAACAGGCCGAATGGCTGATTCAGTGCTACCGCAGACACGGATACGAGATTAAGAAAGCCCTCAGTCTCGATTATCGTCACTGGATAATCTCTGTCAGGCTCCCTTATTCCGAACGTCCACCGCGTCCGTCCCGCACATTCCAGCAACGTATCTGGAGGTAACGTGCGGGTATTACTTCGACCTGTTCTGGTACCGGAGCTCGGGCTGGTGGTCCTTAAGCCCGGTCGTGAATCATTGCCGGTTTTTCATCGCGGCAGGGTGCTGGTGGAGCCGGAACCGAAAAACATGCGGGCGCTACCATCCGGAGCGGTTCCCGCTGTTCGCCAGCCGCTGGCGGAAGATAAATCACTGCTGCCATTTTTCAGTGATGAGCGGGTGATCCGTGCTGCAGGTGGTGCTGGCGCACTGTCTGACTGGTTATCACGTCACGTGAAATCCTGCCAGTGGCCACACGGCGATTATCATCACAGCGAAACCGTCATTCACCGTTACGGTACCGGCGCGATGGTGTTGTGCTGGCACTGCGACAACCAGTTGCGTGACCAGACCTCCGAATCACTTGAGCAACTTGCTCACCAAAACTTGTCAGCATGGATGATTGACGTCATTCGTCACGCAATGAATGGCACACAGGAGCGTGAATTATCGCTGGCTGAATTATCCTGGTGGGCGGCCTGCAATCAGGTGGTGGATGCACTACCTGAGGCAGTAGCGCGTTGTTCGCTGGGATTACCAGCGGAAAAAATCCGCTCCGTATACCGTGAGAGTGACATCGTACCGGGAGAACAGACAGCCACCAGCATACTGAAGCAGCGCACTAAAAATATTGTGCTGCCGCATAACGCTCACCAGCAACAGAACCCGCCACAGGAAAAGACGGTGGTCAGCATTGCTGTTGATCCGGAGTCTCCGGAATCTTTAATGAAGCGACCTAAACGTCGCCGTTGGGTAAATGAGAAATATACGCGCTGGGTAAAGACACAGCCGTGTGCGTGTTGTGGTAAGCCAGCCGACGATCCCCATCACCTGATTGGTCATGGTCAGGGCGGAATAGGGACAAAAGCCCACGATATTTTCACGCTACCGTTGTGCCGGGAGCATCACAACGAACTTCATGCTGATCCGCTGGCATTTGAAGAAAAGCATGGTTCCCAGATTGATTTAATTTTTCGTTTTCTTGATCGCGCCTTTGCAACCGGCGTGCTCGGGTAAAAGAGGTTACTGATGCGTATAGAGTTTGTTTTGCCTTACCCGCCGACGGTGAACACCTACTGGCGTCGTCGTGGCAGCACATATTTTGTATCAAAAGCCGGTGAGCGTTATCGCCGGGATGTGGCACTTATTGTCCGCCAGCAGCGGCTGAAATTAAACCTGTCCGGAAGGCTGGCAATAAAAATTACTGCAGAGCCACCGGATAAGCGCCGTCGTGACCTGGACAATATTCTGAAAGCACCACTGGATGCACTGACGCATGCGGGGCTTCTCATAGACGACGAGCAGTTTGATGAAATCAATATTGTGCGCGGTCAGGTCGTTCCCGGTGGGCGGTTGGGCGTGAAAATTTACGAAATAATGCATGACGGGCAGGTCAAAAAATGAAGCTGGAAGATTTACCGAAATACTATTCCCCGAAATCGCCTGGCCTGACCGATGCGTCCGCCTCGACATCAAAAGATGCGCTGAGTATCACTGATGTGATGGCCGCGCAGAGCATGACACAAAATCGGGCTGAGATGGGTTTTTCTGCGTTCCTTGGGAAAATGGCATTAGTATGAATGACAGAGAGCGGGCAACAGAATTGCTGACAGAATATGCACTCAGTCGGTGTGATCGCGTGGCGGCGTTAAGAAAACTCCCGGCAGAAATAAAACCGGCAGTGATGCGTATTATGGCTTCGTATGCGTTTGAAGATTATGCCCGTAGCGCGGCGAGCAAAAAACAGTGCCCCTGTTGTCACGGAAAAAAATTTATTGAAAGCGAGGTTTTTACAAACAAGATCCAGTATCCGGATGGTAAGCCGCCAGTGTGGGCAAAGTGCACAAAAGGCGTGTATCCGTCTTACTGGGAGGAATGGAAAAAAGTCAGGGAGGTGGTAAAAGTTGCCTGTCCTCAATGCGGGGGAAAGGGTGAGGTCTCCACCGCCTGTAAGGATTGCCGTGGGCGTGGTGTCGCCATTCATCGTGAAGAGTCGGAAAAACGGGGTATGCCTGTTATCAGAGACTGCCAGCGTTGTGGTGGTCGTGGCTATGAAAGGCTGCCATCAACGGAGGCATTTAATGCCATATGCAAAGTGACGAGTGCTATCACGCTTGATACGTGGAAAAAATCAGTGAAACGCTTTTACGATACGTTGGTGGTTCGGTTTGACATTGAAGAGGCATGGGCGGAGCGGCAGTTAAAGAGGGTAACGCGATAGTGTTGTTGATTTTTCCCGAATCTGTGGTAAATTTGCTCTAAAGATGGGCGTTTTATGCCTGACGTTAGAAGATTTTTTACACCCCGCCGCCTGGCGGGTTTTTTATGACTGAAATCGCGTCAGTACAGTAAACGCGCTGGTGGCGGTGAATACCTGTCTTTCAGCTTGCTGGCTTTTTCGACAAGAGTTATTGGTGTGTCACGTTAACCGGAAAAAGGAAAAAGACATGCTAAAACAGCAGGATATGACAGAAACCGCCAGAGTGGTGTTTAATGAATTAAGCGTTACCGAACCGGCGACAGTCGGGGAGATAGCGCAGAATACTTACCTTTCACGCGAACGCTGCCAGTTAATACTGACCCAGCTGGTTATGGCGGGTCTGGCAGACTATCAGTTCGGTTGTTACAGACGCCTTCCGCAGTGAAGGCTTTTTTATTTGTGGTAAATGGGCGGCTGGTGGGTGTTAGGGGCACTCACCAGCCATCTGCTCATGCGTTGGGGTCACAAGCAAACCTCAGGCCCATCTGCTTTGCGCAAAAGCGGTATGAGCCTATCAGAGAAGTGCTTATTGATCTATGGCTAATACTGTAAAAATATCCAGTTGTGAGTTAATCAACGCCGACTGCCTGGAATTTATCCGGTCGTTACCCGAAAATTCTGTTGACCTGATAGTCACGGACCCGCCGTACTTTAAAGTGAAGCCTGAGGGCTGGGATAACCAGTGGAAGGGCGACGATGATTACCTGAAGTGGCTGGACCAGTGTCTGGCGCAGTTCTGGCGGGTGCTGAAACCTGCCGGAAGTCTTTACCTGTTCTGTGGTCATCGCCTGGCATCTGATATCGAAATCATGATGCGTGAACGCTTCAATGTGCTGAACCATATTATCTGGGCGAAGCCGTCCGGACGCTGGAACGGGTGCAACAAGGAAAGCCTGCGGGCGTATTTTCCGGCCACAGAACGCATTCTGTTCGCGGAACATTATCAGGGGCCGTATCGTCCGAAAGATGATGGCGATGAGGCGAAGGGCAGGGCACTGAAACAGCATGTGATGGCCCCGCTGATCTCTTACTTTCGTGATGCGCGTGCTGCTTTGGGGATAACGGCAAAACAGATTGCAGATGCCACAGGAAAGAAAAACATGGTGTCGCACTGGTTCAGTGCCAGTCAGTGGCAGCTGCCGAACGAAAGCGATTATCTGAAATTACAGGCCCTGTTTGCCCGGGTGGCAGAAGAGAAGCATCAGCGCGGTGAACTGGAATGGCCACACCACCAGCTGGTCAGCACATACAGTGAACTTAACCGGCAATATGCCAGCCTGCTGGAGGAGTACAAATCTTTGCGGCGTTATTTTTCTGTATCGGCTGCTGTTCCGTATACGGATGTCTGGATGTATAAGCCTGTACAGTATTATCCGGGCAAACACCCCTGTGAAAAACCGGCAGATATGTTGCGTCAGATAATAGAGGCCAGCAGTCGTCCGGGTGATTTGGTTGCTGACTTTTTTATGGGGTCAGGTTCCACGATAAAAGCCGCGCTTTCGCTTGGTCGTCGGGCAATAGGCGTTGAGCTTGAGGCTGAACGGTTTGAGCAGACGGTGAGCGAGATAAGAGAAATTCTGACGTGTAAAGCTGTTGATTGATTAATCAATGCTTATTTTTTCATAAGTCTTGTTGCAATATATAAGTATGGGGTGTAAAGTTGTTCTCGAAAATAATCATGTTTTCTCACGAATCAGAGGGGGGATAATGATTGAGGTTCGATGGACAAGGACAGCCCTGAAGCAGTTACTTCGTGTGGATACGCGGTATCGGCAGGCGATAAAGGATAAGGTCGGTGCGCTAAAGGATTTTCCTCTGATAGCCATGGATTTTAAAAAGCTATCAGGGAGTGACAATCGATTCCGTTTGAGGGTCGGCGTGTACAGGGTTATTTTTGATGTTGAGGATGGTGATCCTGTTGTCCTGGATATTAAGGAAATTAAGCGCAGAAGCACAACCACATACTAAGGGAGGCTGGCGGGAGACCGCCAGTTTGCTGAACGACATTCAATCGCGAAAGGCAATGATATGAAAAACAGTGTCCAGTTTATTACTGATAATGCCGGTGTTAGAACCGGGGTCATTATGTCAGTTGCTGAATATGAACGGCTGTTAAGTCTGGCAGATCCTGATGATGATTTTGAAAGCATCCAGTATGAAGCCGGAGAGCATGACAATGAAACAATACCTCATGAAGTAGTATCCATCATGATTGATGATGATGTGTCATTGTTGGCAGCATGGCGGATTTACAGGCGAATGACTCAACAGGAAGTGGCGGAGCGCCTGGGGGTTAAACAGTCAGCCGTATCTCAGTTTGAGAGAGCAGGAGCTCCGCGAAAATCAACACTGGAAAAACTGGCTGAGATTTACAACTGCCGACCAAATCAGTTGGCTGATTAATCCTGAGTTTGGTTTTCGTAGCGATTGCATTTTTCTTATCTGCTTGCCGTTGTAGGTAGCGTGTATTTGCATGTTGTTTTGTAGTTAACCTTATGGTTGGCTGAATTTTGTTCATCAATAAAAAATATCCCTCTCTGATCTTTAAGGTTCGCTTTGGCGGACCTTTTTTTTATTTCCGCGCCACGCCCGGCGTACATCAAAAACCACAGAGCCTTTCAGGGGGGAGCTTACGGGATGGTCAGTGTGACTTTCTCTGTGGGCTGGTCACCCCCGGGCGCAGGCTCACCCACTAAAAGGAAAAGTCACGATGTTTGGTATTTTCAAAAAGAAAACCCGCAGAGCAGCAACTGAAATTAAAAAGTTTGAGAAACGCGATCTGGCACAGGCGGTTATTAATGCTGCCTATCTGGTGGCCTATGCAGATGGTGAATGTGAGGCTTCAGAGAAAGC